GCGGCATGGCGCCGCCCAGGCGGGTCCATTGGACCGCTGAAGTACCAAGCCCGGACCATGAATGCGAGCGGCAGAGATGATACCGCGTTGGCAAATGCAGTGCTGAATGGTGTTGCCACCATGCTTAGCGTTTGCGCCGCATACCATGGGTGCTCACTGGATGAGCTTACCGAGGCTAAGGTGCTGAGCACCCTGGCGAATGTGCGACTTGGTGTTTGTGGCGATGACTCCCTGGGGATGCTTCCCCGCTGGGATGCAGCTCGGCTTCTGGCCTTTAAAGCTGCGGTAGCTGCGAACATTAGGGAATTCGGCTTCAACGCGAAGCTCGAGACCTCAACTCGCATAGAAGAGTGTGTCTTCCTTGGCATGAGACCTTACCCTGTGGGGGGTCAATGGTACTGGGGAAAGACCATTGGCAGGGCCACATATAAGATGGGTTGGAGCCTGCAGCCACAGTTAAGGGACGTTATGGCGCATATCACTGGCATTGCCGACATGCATGTCAAGTGTTCGAGCCACGTCCCCATTTTGGCTGACCTCGCCCTGAAGATTTGTGAGCTCCGCCAGGGGGCAAAGAGAACACCGGTTTGCGCTGACAAGGCAAAACCATGGGAGTGGACACTCGAGTCTGGGGTGGCTTATGATGATAGCACCCTCCAGTGTGTCGCTACACTCTATGGGGTAACTGTTGCTGATGTTCGCGAGCTGATCGGAGCGATCCACCGTGTGGAGCGCCTGCCTGCAGTCATAGACAGTGGTCTGTGGCGCAGGATCATCTCCATGGATGAGCTGTGATGGCCCTCTCAGGGCCCTGTTGCACCACCTGTGGTGCATCTAAACGTGTTTTTAAACACTTGGCCGCGTGGCGGCCGAACCAAATGACTTTCTTTTTGTTGCTCCAGACTCAGGACTCTTTCGCAAGTTTAGCAACGACCAAACTGGAACATGTCGAATCCGTACGTTCACGTGAACAAGGCGCTCGGCCCGATGGACCAGATCGCACGAGCAATTGGGGTTCCTCGGGAACACAAGCCTACCCGGCTCCCGACCTTCCCCATACTGGAGCGTACCTCTACGCTTGCCCTCACGGATACCTTTACGTTTTCGATGACAGGCGGCAATGCTGGGTATGCTTTCGTAGTTCGCGATCCAGTCGTACCGTTATGGGTTCGAAGATCACCACATTCCGGAGCCTACGCATTCAATGCCGGTCTCTACACTGGGGGTGCCTTCACCATGACGGCTGGGACAAAGATGACATTGCCCATTGAGCAGGCATATGACCACATTTGCTACAATTCGGGTGCGGCGCAAATCATCCCCTCTGGGATGCCCGTGCTCCCAATTCTGCATTATCAGGGTAGTCAGTATGTGCCTAACATCACTGGGTATTATGCCATCCAATTTGCATTTAGTGCACCACCGGGTATCACGAGCGTCAACCTTTCCTACACTTACATTACTTCGAACATGGATATCGAGACATACGTCCAGGACTGGGCTGCTGCTGTTCCCTTGGTGACTGGCAACTTTGTCAATGTCCTCGCCCCCATTGTGGCCGGGGCCATTGGAATGTTTGTCACTGATCTTTGTTGCACAACCACGAATGGTGTCACCCTCAACAGTATTTTCGCTGGTCAAACCACCGATATTGCTGTGGGTGTTAACAACCTCACCTCACCCGCTGCTATCGGGGCCGGGCTTGTCCCGCACGCCATGGTCCCTGCTTGTGGCCCTGTCGAGGCTGATACGGTTTCTACACCTTGGAAATCAACACGCTGCAATGCCGCCGCTGCGCTTTTCTCAAATGTCACCTCCGTCATGCAAAAGGAGGGCACTGTGAATGCCGGGCGCGTCTCACTTGAGAATTGCAGCATGTTTTGACGTTTCCACGTGGCAGACTGCCATCTCAAAGGTTAATGCCAAGGACCGCTACTTCGGGGCTCTGGAAAACGGGCTCTACACATTCACCCTACCCGAGGCTGGTAGTGAGCTGTATCGTGACGTTTTGCCCTTCCAGGCAACCGCCACAAAGTGGCCGATCGTGAATTTTGATCTGGATAAGGTGTTGTATTTCCAGCCGATCATTTTCTCCGATCTTGACGCGACCAGTGGAACAACGCTAGCAATTACGCTTGACCGCCACATTGAATTTCGTTTCCTCCGTCTTGTTCCCACTCGGCTACTCCACCCTTGCGCTTGAAACTTACCATGGTGCCCAGATGGCATTGGCAAATCAAGGGGTGTTTTATGAGAACCCGACCCATCTGGACATGCTCGGATCTCTGATCTCTGCGGCCGTCCGCAAGATTGGGCCAATGGGCGCTCCATATGCAATCGGCGCCGCCAAAGCTGCTGGTTCGCATTTGCTTCAGACTGCCGTCAAGAAGCTCGGCGACTTTGCTCAGGCCAAGATGGTGAAGACCCCCGACCCCCCACAGCGCACACGTGCCTCCAAACCCAAGCCTAAGGCCGGTCGCCGACCTCAGGCTCGTGCTGCACGTCGTCGCTAACGGTCTGCTGACATGCAAACACATGAGACATCTTTCATTCTGGTCCAGTAGGAAGCTGATGAGAGTGGTTGGTCTCACTTGAAAGCATTCAGAAAGTCCCCACGGCAAGGAACGGACTGGGCGCCACGCCCTACTGTTGGCAGGTTGGATCTGCCCCGCCCCACC